TCACGCCTCGCCAAGTTTCCGAAATAGTGGCTTTGCTGACAGAAGCCGACGGCATTGTCCACGAGCCGACGGCCGGGACCGGGGGGCTGCTGATTCAATATTGGTGGAATAAGGCGCGAGCGAAACTCCCTTGGAAATTCAAGCCATCGACCTGCATTGTGAGTTGCTGGGAGCTTTCAGATCGTTCTATCCCGTTTCTGCTGTTCAACCTCTCAATCCGTGGGATTATGGGCGAAGTCTTTCATGGCGACGTCTTGGAAAATTCGGCCAGAGCCCACTATGTACTTCTCAACGAGAGGGACGATGCATTGGCCTTTTCGGACATAGTTCGAGATGATAGCATATTAGGATACCGGTACGAGTATCCTGCGAAAAATATACAGCCAAGTCTTTTTGATAAAATCTAATTCACTATGACATTCTACGAGTTGTATAAAATATGGCGGGAAACGAAGGGGCTTTATGTGAAGCGCAGCACGTTGAGTTGTTATGACTTGTCGCTTCAGAATCGCATTCTTCCGGCCTTGGGTGCTATGGATGTATCCGAAATAAAGACGGTCACCTTGCAGTCGTTTTTGAATAAAATATTAAGCGATGGACTATCCGTAAAATCAGCTAATGACACTATCATAATCGTGAAAATGATACTTCGTTATGGGGCTGATATGGAATTGGTGCCATTTCGAAAATTCAACCTGAAATATCCGTCTCGAAATATAGATGATATCAGAGCTATCGATACATACACTATTGACGAACAGAAGAAGATTACACAATATGTAATTTCTAATCCCAGCCCGCGAAATTTGGGTATTCTGATCGCCTTATGCACAGGAATGCGTATCGGGGAGATTTGTGCGCTTAAATGGGAAAATGTGGATTTCGACAATAAGTTGATAAAGGTTCGGAATACCGTGCAGCGTATTTACTTGATTGACGGAGAAAAACGTAAAACGGAGGTCGAGTTCAACAAACCTAAAACGTTCGATTCCAACAGAGATATTCCAATACAGAAAGATTTGTACGGTATTTTGAAAAAATATAAGGCTATCGCTAATGAAGATTATTTCGTTATCTCCGGAAGCAGTCGCTTGATCGAACCTCGCACATATCGAAACTACTACAATGAATTTATTTTGAACCAAGTGAAATTGGATCGATGTATTAAGTTTCACGGGTTACGTCATACGTTCGCTACTCGCTTGGTTGAAAATGGAGCCGAAGTTACTGCGGTAAGTAAAATAATGGGACACTCCAATGTCTCAATAACGATGAATTTATATGTCCATCCAACTGCTGCAAGTAAATCGGACTGTATAAACAAATCAATGAAAGGGTTTTTCTAATACTCTACGCCATGGTTGATGTTGCATCTGTTATTGAGGCTTGTTATAAGGATTGGGGGAGATTTGCGCAATATCGATGTCGTGAACTGAAGATTATGTCTTATTCCGAAGACATATTACACGATGCGATTGTGGAATTGCTATTAAAAATAGATACACTATCGTTAGGCGAAGAGCATTTGAGGAACTATATTTTCAGAGCAATCAAAAATCGTACAATCGATGCAAAACGCGCCAGACGCGCACTATTCGATGTGGACGCGCAGTATGACGATGTGCCAGCTAGCACAGGCTATTATTGCTCATGGGATGAAATGTCTGGAGATGATTTTGCTCAGTTTCGTGAGTGTAGCTGCTATACACGTCCCGATGATTTTATTGTTCCTGTAAAAAATGGATTTTATATAACGCCAAAAGAGGGGTGGATTAGTGGATGGGTCCATAGCTATAAGACGAAAGGCCGTAGATACACATATTGGCAATATAGTGCATTTGCCGGTTCAAGGTGCAAAGGGTGTATCCCCAAAAGAATTAAGACATCAACCAGTCGGCATGAGGCTTATGTTGGGCTCATGAAACATAATATACAATTGGCATCAGCGTATTCCGCCCCTCGGGCAAATGAAATTTAACGAGAAAAGACATGAAAACAACAGATGATTTTAATCGTCTTATCGACGAGGAAGCGGCCGCCATCTACAAACTGCGCCACGACTTTGAAACCGCCGAGTTTAAGGATCGGGATCAGCAGGCGAGGGCCTACAAGATAATGCGCAAAGAGGTTGGCAAGCGTAACGACGAGATTGCCAGATTGAGGCGATTGGCGGTATTCGCAGAGACTGTATCGGAGGAGGGGGTGCGGTTAATGGTAGACAGACTGCAAGCCAATGTATCAGCAGTGACAGCCTCTGCTAAACAAATGTTCGATCCTGAGGGCGACGGCAAAAACAAGAGACTGATACAGCAGTATTTAACCAACTCTCAGATACCCCTCAAAAAGAGGCAGATTGCAGAATTATAATTTATACTCTCATGAAAAATCAAGTTACCTCAATCGAGCAGTCGCGCCGACTGATCGGGCTGGGTGTTCCGGCAGAGAAGGCGAGTATGGGCTGGTTTGAAGAAATGGAATGCAACGCGGCAGAAGAGTGGCAGGTTCCAACCGGAAAGAAATGGGTCGGGGAACGGGATAATGTCTCAAAGCCGGATAACGCGGTGGCCCCCGCCTTCACGGTCGCGGACCTGCTGGAAAAGGTCCTTCCGAATGTGATCCAGACCAAACACAACACTTACGAACTGACGCTTAGCGCAATGGCAGGTGGTGGATGGCGATTCTATTATCAGCCCGCACTCACAGAATTTGAAACGGACGACATTGGGGATGAAATGAACGACGATTTGATTGCCCTTCTTTGCGACCGTGTAGAGTGGCTGTTGTCGAACGGTTACAAGTTGGAGGCATGAAAACACGACTGCTTAAACGGCTGAGGCGGGAAGCGAGCGACCACATGGCTACGCTTCTTAGGGCCGGATTCCGCCCATCTGACAGTTACGAATTTGGGCTGATCTACGAAGGGTACATCCTCCGCTGCGTTGCGGAGCTAAAACAGAAAAGGAAATGAAAACCAACAGACCAATAAACGAATGTCATTGCGATAACTGCCGAGGGTACGAAGAATGCCGGGCCAAAGGAATATTCGAGGACGCGGACATTGACTTTTGTGTGAACTATGAGGATGTGAGCTATCCCGATGACGATAACGACAAAAATGATTGAGCTATGAAAAGCGAAAAAGCAAATGAATTTATCAACAAATATGCCGTCGGCAATAGCCGCGATGCGGCACCTTCCATGATGAAGAACCGGGTGATTGAATGTGTCGAACTCGCCGAGCAGGAGGCCGAGGAGCGGATGCGACAGAAGGCTATCAGCGCTTTCGATGCGATGTGGTTCGGGGATGGTGACAACAAGTGTGACACATGCGAGTCGGGCAATTGTGACGATTGTGAGTGTTGTGCGTCTGAGTTCGAACCGGATTACGAGTACCACCGAAAGAATTTTATCCAAAAACTGAACGATGAATGAAAAACTTTTTGATTGACGGCATTTGGCAAGGGCCGCCGGAAGGATTCGATGTCAAAGAATGGCTTAACGAGGTCGTTGCCTATTCAGGTCTTGACGAATACCTTCAACCGACGGGAGTTATTCGCCGGTTTCAGAGAATAGAACGCGTGCGCCGCAATGGTCGAGGTCGGGGCAAAGCGATTGATGATATCACTATCGAGAACAATAGACTTAACAATTTGAAATAAAGAGAATAGTCATGCAGAAAATAATGTTCAATGACCGCTACGGTTTGACGCAGGCGGTTATCGAGGGCCGAAAGACCATGACTAGACGGATAGAAGGAGGTGATCGTTTTCAATCTGCGGCTGATTTGGCTGTTAGAATTGAGTACGAAAGCATCACGAACAGCCTTATCCTGATTGATAAAGATGGGGCCATCTTTGTCCAGCCTCTCCGCTACAAGGTCGGCGAGGTCGTGGCCGTGGCACAAAGCTATGAGCAGGCCGGAATTGATCCAGAATACCATATAGAAGGCGGGCAGCTTGCAAAAACACACCCCGGGTGGCGCAACAAAATGTTCGTCAAGGCTGAGTTGATGCCCCACCAAATCCGCATCACCGGGGTCCGTTGTGAGCGGTTACAGGATATTACGGATGCCGAGTGTTTGAAAGAGGGCGTGCGTGTGGAATTTGCGATGAATGGAATGCCGATGTATTATTATTTCGACACTAAGCGATGGCGGGAGGCATGGTTTGATACTCCCCGCGACGCCTTCGCCTCGCTGATCGATAAGGTTTCCGGAAAGGGCACTTGGCAAAAGAATCCGTGGGTCGTGGTGTACGAATTTGAGTTGGTGAAATAGCGAGATTCTCGCAAAATCAAGATAAAACTACAAAATATGAAAACGATTGAGGACGAGGCAGACTATTACATCCAAGATGCCGATGCTCGCATGAGGTCATATAAGCCGGAGGATTTACCTACGTTTACAGAACAACTTAGAGGTGCGTTCATAGCCGGAGCAAACAAGGTAAGAGAGCGATTGATAGCACACTACGAGGTAGAGATCAAGGCATACCAAAAGGCAGTAAAGGAGGGATTGGAGCGCGAGAAGATAGCCAAAGATGTTATCGCGGAAAAGCGCGAGGAGATCGCCCGGCTGACCAAGTGGAACGACCCGAAAGAGGTGTTACCCCCAATTTATGATAATGTCATGGTCAAATATATGGCATTAGATGGGTGTGAGCATGTTGCGATTGCATGGCGTTCTGCCGGTGATACAGGAGGATGCACCTATGCTATCAGCGGAACAGGTGTCACGATCAACAGTCGAAATATTATCGGCTGGCGGGAGATTCCCGAATAACGTGTAAAGGATTCTCGATTTTCTTTACACATGAACCGGATATGCAAATACTTTTTATACATCCTGATTACAGAAATAGCTTATGGACATCCTAACCCCACATGACGGCATCACGAACGAGAAGATTTGCAAGGCGCAGATCGAGGCCGTCGAGAAGAAACAGAACGAATACAAACTGATTGGCCGGCTGACGAAGGTTCCCGGCCACACCCTCTACAGGTTCAACACGACTACGCGGACGGCTTCGATAGCGAGAATGGAAACAGAGATAACACGCCAATATGATCCGGACACAGATACGGTCATCCGTCGTTCGAAATCATCTGTGAAAGTCGAAAAGGACTGCTACTACGAACAGGCCCTGAACATGAAGAACTTCATCAAACGTCTGCGCCGACGGGGGATCATCGGGGCGAGCGAGGATGTGAAAATCGAGAAATAGCTATGCGAGCATTTGACTTAGACGCCGCCAAACGAGGAGCGGCGGTGATGACAGTTCATGGCCATAGGGCCAAAATCCTGTGCTTCGATAAAAAGGGCGAATTACCTATTGTCGCCACGATCGATTTTGAGGATCACGAGGTGGTATATGATTACGCCGAGGATGGCACAATGCCCCATCCCGCACCTCTTAGGTTTACTTTGGTGATGCGCGACGACGACTATCTGGAGAAGCTGGAGAGGGGAGAGTACGCCCCAAGTGTCAAAGAAAACTTGACAGTTGAGAATCCAACTTGTAAGGAATCCTTACCAGTTGACCGCGAGTACTGGCGCCGGGTGTATGCCGGGCAGGCAATGGCAGGTCAAATAGCTGGAGTCATTGCCAGAGGCGCGGTAAAAAGAACGGGCAAAGACACCCCTCATGTCATAACAGAAGCTGCCGTCTTGTTTGCCGACGCCCTGATTGAAGAACTGGAGAAAACGGAGAAGCAACGCCCGAAGCTGTAAGAGGGCAATAAATAAAAACTATCATGAGCAAGATTGAATTAGGTAGCAAGGTTCGCAGTAAGGTATCCGGATTTGAGGGTACTGTTACAGGTATTGTTGAGTATCTGTATGGCCCTAAACAGGCTCAAGTGACAGCTCCTAAATTAACGGATGGTGAGACCAAGGCTGAGTGGCTCTTTCTAACAGAGCTTGAGGTGGTCGAGTGATAGCCGAATCGACCGCCTCTGGAGTACGGGGCGGTCGGTTTAAATTGTTCAAAAGGTTCTCAATCCTCCGAGGGAATAACCAAATAAAACCCATGAAATCTGTTCAAAAGGTAATAAAAAAGAGGCAACCCCGAAAGATCACCCCTACACGCAAGGGTAAAGATAGTGAATTTTAATCGGGATTGCAAAATGGAAGAGAATAAATTAATCAAGGACATCACTACGGCGGTAGGACGTATTTTTCGAGTATCCCCGGAGGATATCAAAGGTCATGGCAAGGCCCGGGTGTTGACCGATGCCCGGTACCTCGCTATGTATATGGCTCGTGAAAAAGGTGAGTATACTTTTCGCATTGCCGAGTTCTTCGGTGTGAGCTCCCAAGCGGTTTGTGTCGGGATAAATCGGACGGCCGAACGGCTCAAGCTATACGCTTCATTAAGGGATCGACACGACTGGGCGAGCCAACTTCTTGATAACTGTTTGTGAACCTTTTTCATCTATTCCAAATTTGATAAACCTCGCGTAACTTTCGGAAGATAATGGCAAGACAGTCAAATAAGAGCACAGCATGTGTCACAAAAAGGGCCGCATCTAAAGGAGGGCGCCCCATTGCGTATACACCGGAGGCACTTTATGCCAAGTTTGAAGAATACAAGGGTTGGGTGAAGGATAACCCGCGGAGTTCTTACAAGATGTCTCGGGACGGGATGGCGGAAATGGAAACCGACCGCCCTCTAACTTTAGTTGGGTTCTGTCAATATGCAGGAATCATTATAGATACTTTTCGCGGCTATGAGCGAAGGGATGAGTTTTTCCGCCTCCAATGCGCGCGCGTGCGCGAGGCCATCGAAGCAGACCAACTGGAGGGGGCTATGGTGGGGCAATATGCTCAGTCCATTGTTGCCCGGGTTCTGAAACTTGCCGACCGAACCGAGGTGGTTAATCGATCTGAAGCGGATCGTATTTCAGAAATGACCGACGAGGAGCTGCAGGCTGAGATTGATAAAATGAATGCAAAATGAGGATGCTGGAACTGAAATATCTTCTTCTGCGCGAACAGAAGCGTCGGATGGCTCGCCGTAGCTTTCCGAGCTTTGCTCAGTGGGTGATGCCTTCGATCCAGATGACAGCATTTCATCGTGCATACTACAGGGTCTTGGATGCTTTCGCCAAAGGCCGAATTCGCAAACTTATGGTGTCTATTCCGCCTCAGCATGGAAAGTCGGTCGGAGCAACGCAACTGCTTCCGGCCATGATGTTGGGGCTCAATCCCGATCTTCATATCGCCGTAGCCTCTTACTCTGCATCCCTTGCATCCAAGTTCAACAAGCGAGTGCAGCGTATCATTACGGATGAGCGGTATACGGAGATATTCCCCGGGACTACCTTGAAAAGCAATTCGGATTCCCCGAAGGCCGATGGGTACGCCCAGACTTTCGATCTGTTTGAAGTCGTAGACCGCGAGGGCTTCCAGTTGGCCGCAGGTCGTGAAGGATCGTTGACGGGCAACGAAGTTGACTGCTTTATCCTTGACGACTTGTACAAAGATGCGATGGAAGCCAATTCTCCGACGATTCGGGAGAACTGCTGGGAATGGTATACCTCAGTAGTGAAAACTCGCATGCACAATGAGAGTCAGGAGTTGATGGTATTTACTCGCTGGCATGAGGACGATTTGATGGGTAAACTTATGGCTTGCGAACCGGTAGAAGAATTGCGCGATTGGTCGCAGTTAAAGGGGCTGGCCGCCGACCGGTGGTTGCACCTGAATCTGGAAGCTATCAAGGAGAGTGATCCTACGGAGATCGACCCGCGTCCAATGGGTGTTGCGCTGTGGCCCGAGAGACACGGCATCCAGCTCTTGGAAGCCAAACGCCGGATCGACCGACTTCAATTTGACTGTATGTACCAAGGCCGGCCCGCCAGTAAAGAGGGCTTGCTTTATGGAGACAATTTTCGAACCTACAAGGATATTCCTACCGATATTGTCAAAAAAAGCAACTATACCGATACCGCGGATATGGGGGATGACAACCTCTGCTCGATCTGTTATAGTGTAGACGAGGCTGGGAATATCTACGTTACTGATGTTCTCTATACGCAGGAGCCTATGGAAAAAACCGAACCTGCCACGGCGGCGATGCTCAAAAGGAACGGAACCCTTCAGGCGAAAATTGAGAGCAACAACGGAGGCCGCGGGTTTGCTCGAGCCGTTCAGTCGCATACTCCGGGAATACGGATCGAGTGGTTCCATCAGGGTGCCAACAAAGAGGCTCGTATCCTGACCAATGCACAGGCGGTTGTTACGCGCATTCTGTTCCCCGCTGATTGGGCCTTGCGCTGGGAGCGCCTGTATAATCATCTTACCACCTACAAACGGTTATTCCGGGCGAACCGGTGGCACGATGCGCCTGATGTATTGACGGGCATCATTGAAATGGAAACAACGTCGAGCCCCAAGGGAATACGACACATTGGATACTGATATGACCGGAGAGCTTATAAAACAGTTAGAGTGTATTTTGAGGCCGCTTCATTGTGATTACCACTTCGAATATGACGAAGCCAGCGCGATGAATGTGAAAGCCGATGCGGTGAAGAATAGCACCGGATTAATCTTCATTGAGGAGATACGCCGCGGGCGGTACCGCATTCCGCAAAACCGTGCGCAGGGATTTTACAGACAGAAGGAGACGAATATATCGATCTACTTTTGTCGCTTCTCAAAAGAATTGGAGCCTTTCGCGGGACTTGGGACCACTCAGCTATCCATCGATGCCGGGCAGACCCTTACCATGACGCGACAGGCCATCCGTGATCGGATAGAATCGGAGGTTGTAGTGCCATTCATTAATTCGATGGGCAGGGCCATGCGAAGTACCTTGCGGGGGTTTACGGTCGGCGATTACAATTATACCTATCCTTATCGTTCGCGCTTCGATTCGAACGAAGTCGCGGTGGTTCTTGATTTCACCTTATTGCAACAGACGCCATGCACAGGGACAATGAGATAGATGCGATCGTTCGGATCGATATCAAGGGCGGCAAGTTGACCTATGGCCAGCGTATCGAATTGGGGCAAATACACTTCAATGATAAGCTGACTGCTTCCGAGAGATACATTGCATCGATGGAATGCCTTCACCCCGGCTGGGAACACGTTTTCACCCCGGAATGGATAGCGTGGTATGCCGAAGTGATTGAAGGCATAGAGTACTGGATGAGGCGAGAATCCACGATGCTTAACTATACACCTTCGGGAGACGAGCTGGCCGCTGGGTTCGGCGACCTTGGCAAGAAGCTGGGTCCGATGATGACGGTCATGACCTTGGCCGAGAAGTTCAGCCGGGACCCGGACGAAATACTGACGTGGGAGTACGGGAAGGTGTTCGGGCTCCTTTATGCAGACTTGGAGAACTTCAAGTTTCAACGACGACTCCGCAGAATCATGGAGAATAAAGAAAGACAACGGCGAATATCACGAAAATGACACAAGAGGACATCATACATCAAGAGTTAGAACGACTTCGGTCGGATATTATCGAAGCCTCACGCGCCGCGGGTCAGGAGGCCAGCGGTAATACTTACGCCGAGATCGCCGTGGATAACGTGACCGCCTTGGGTGGTATTCTGTCCGGCCCGGGTTATATCGGTGTCCTTGCACGCGGTCGCCGCCCGGGAAAAGTCCCTTATGATTTTGTTCAGGTCATCAAAACATGGGCGGGGTATAAGGGCATATCGTTCTCTTCGGAAGAGGAGTTTGACCGGTGGGCCCATGCCGTGGCGTGGAAGATTCGAAAGGAAGGAACCTCCCTATGGAGGGATGCCGGTAGCATGGGACTGGAGCAAGATATTTTTTATACCCCGATCCAGAACTTTGTCGCCCGGGTGTCGGAGCGCCTGTCGGCATTTTACCAAACCGAGATAATCAAACAGATAGATAACCTATGGCAATAGTTTACCTGCAGTGGCCGCCCAAGTGTGTGGCGGCTTTCAATCCGATCATAATGATCGTTCAGACCCCGCAGGGGCGTTATGCGCAACTCGAGAAAGACCTGTCTACAGCTACCGATCCGGCGGAGATCACCAAGATCAAAGCGGAGATGGCGAAACTTGAAGTCGACAAGGACCAAACCACATTGGATCCTTTAACCCTACTTGTTGTGGTCGGAAATAATGAAGCCAATAAAACCATTCAGATAGAACGTGAGGCTGATATGGATGGCAAAGCCGAGATCGATCTTTCCTATATTCTGCGTCACGCATTCATTAATAGCCGGCGAATGGTGCAGCCCTATGCAGAATTTGATTACAACCTCATGGGCCGATATACTTTTATTGACCCGGATGGAGATCAATTATTCTCCGGCGATGTTATTAATGCGGTTTTTCAGTTGGGACATAATAACGAGGGCGGGGTTTCGGGATTTGAGCTATTAACCAAGACTCCATTAATCCGTTATGTGAATTATCCCTTGGCGCTGTCTTTTTTCCAATACCCTTGGGCGGGCTACGCATACCGACTTCGGAATTCGGGTGTCACAGAGATTGGAGATATGACCGGCACTATCACGAATATATACATTGCCGGAGGAAGTCGGGATTTCGATCGTTTGGACATCATCAAGCGGGACACGGGAGCCTTGATTACGCAGTATAATATCGAGGTAGGATGCACTCCTGATCTGCCATTCTATGTGCGGTGGATCAACGCGAGTGGTGGCTGGGACTACCGCATGTTCGAACGCCATGAGGATACCTCCGAGGTGGGGGATATATCCAATATTCAGCGTGTGGCCACCAATCAGAATGACACTCAGCAGACTGTTTCTCTCACGGCAACCAATACGGTGACCGTTGGCGCCGGACTGCTTCTGAATGACGAGTATAAGACCGTTGCCGCTTTAGCCCGGTCGCCTCGCATCGAGTGGTACAATGAAGAAATATCCACTTGGCAGACCATTGTACTTGCCGAGGACTTCTCGGCTACATGGGATTCCCGAAATGCTTTCGGGACAGTAGAGTTTACTTTCGCCCTTCCGAGGGTATTAACGCAGTTCTGATATGGATTACCGGTTACGATACGATGTAGGGAATGGATACACGGACCTCGATCTGGGGGACGAGAAACCTGCCATGAATTACCAGATCAACAACCTGAACGAACTGAAGGACCGTCAGGCGGCTTTTTCGCAGGCCATCAAACTACCCAAGACGCCGCACAACCTTCGGGCTTTCGGATTCATCGACAGCTTCGATACGGTGGCCAATGCTGCCTATAATCCCGGGCGTTGCCAACTTCTGTGTGAAGGTGCCCTGCTCACTCCATTCGGGTCGGTGCTCTATGTGGATAGCGTCGACGAGCGACAGGAGGGATATATCAACTGCCAAATCGTCTCGGGCACCAAGGATTTGTTCTCCTCGATGGCTGATGTTTCCAACGAAGATATGGGCGACGACATATGGAAGGCGATGTGGACCTCGAATCAGTTGGTTGCCGACAACAGTGACTCGTCCGGCAAACGCCGCTGGCCGCTGGTGTTTACACAAGAAGGACAATACACTTATACCCCTCCGTTATCAGCGTCTAATGAGGAAGAGGTTCAAATTTATCATCTGGTCCCGTGCTACCATTACAATACCCTGATTAAAGAATTGTTAGCGAAATACGGGTATGATCTGGAATCCAACCTGCTGACGGATGAATATGTGAACTCGTTATACATTTCTGCATCGAAGATTGGAGATGCTGCTGAGGCGAAGGCTGTTTTTGTCGGGTCGAAACATCAAGTTCCTACCGCAAGTCCATCGGGAAGCGGTTATGAGGAAGTTTCTGCACAAAGCATCGACCAAGACGACGTGTTTGCTGGGAATTATTCATATATAGTTTCGCTTGGGAATCATGTAGATATGCGTTACTATGCGATGCAGGATAGTTCTTATCGAGTATCGGTAGTCATTCAGAATGTTGGTACAGAGGCTATCACTGGATCATATTTGCGCTATTCGATTTTTAAAGGTAAGATAGGTAGTGAAGCACAAGAAACTATTGTATCAGACGTCTATGTAGGATTTATTTCCCCCGGTAGCTCTTACGAAAGGGCTGATTTTGACCCTATTGATCTGGAAATAGGAGAGTATGTAGCAGTTCGATTAGAGCGCTATTATGTTCAACAGTCAACTCCCGTGGTTAATCCGGGATTCTTCTCGTTTGCTATTTCCGTTTATCAAAACCCTGACAACGCCAATCCGGGCCCCGGTGCGCATTTTGACTATATACAGTCCACGGGTTTTAAAAATTACAAGGAGGTTGTCCAGTCGTATATGCAGTTGTTTGGTGCAATGGTTGATGTGAAACAGTCGCAATCTGCCGAGTCCGGACATCAGGGAACAGTTCGTATTTACACCTTTGATGAATTATTCCGTCGGCGCGCCGACGGCAAGATCATGGACTGGAGCGAGAAGTTGGTTCTTGACAGCGAGCGGACCGATGGCTTTTCAATCTCCAATTATGCCCAGAAGAACATAATCAGTCTTAGCGCCAACTCCGATGATGGGACACAGGACGAGGGCAGCTTCCCGGTCAACAATAAAACGTTGGAAGGTGAAAAATCGCTTTTTACGATTCCTGTAGAAGCCGGTCGAAATATTGCCTATTCAGCCGGCGGAATCGGCCGAACTGTCGCGGTGATACCGACACTTGAGCGTGATGTGGAAACAGACGACGACGGCAATGAGAAGATCACCCTTTCTTACAAAGGTTGCAAAACCCATCTGGTTCGCATGACCGGAGATTCGACTGTAGTTAAAAACATCTCTGGATTCAGAGCATCCGGCCAATATGTTGGCCCTCAAGATATGTCCCTTCCTGTTGCCGTATCGGTTCCGATGCAAAACTTAGTGGACAAGTACTATGCCCGTATTAAAGATATGCTTCACAATGCCCGGACGCTTTCGGCATACTTCAACCTCTCGGCTTTGGACATTGATCAAGTGGACTTGTTTACACCGGTTTGGATCAAGCGCTATGGCGCTTATTTCTACATCAGCAAAATCAATAATTTCGTAGCCGGGCAGCCGACACGGGTAGATTTGATAAGGATCACGGGCGAGTGGACCAAGACTAACTACTATCTATACCTGAACGACGAGGATACCGATCAGAGCAATGTCAATGTCCCGGCCGACGGAACAACTATTACCTATCGCGTAGAGTCGAACGGTAGGCCCTATATCGTTTCCAAGGACAGCCGTTTGACTGCCGATATAGCGTATGGCCCCGGAGGTATTTTGATATTAAATATCATAGTACCAAAGAATACGCTCGACGCGGGTGTTGATTACGAACCGGTTATTCTGGGTGTTCGTGAAAGCGATTCCGTCCGTCGAAAAGTAGACATATCGCAGTTGCCAACCGGATATTATCTGACGCTGAATGGCAGCGCTGGAGATATAGAGCTTGATGCCGAATCTACCGCTCAAAAGTTGTATGCGGCCTATCAGACCAATGGAACACTCGAGTTGAACAGTTCGGGTGAAGTCATCGATGCCACGGTAGTAGATGGTGTACGCATCAATATCTATACGCAAGCTAATCCTTCCTCGGAGCCGAGAACCGGCACAGTTGCGGTAACGCTGAGAGAGGCTCCTTCGATCCGAAGGAATATCATCATTAAACAAGCTGGCGCTATGGCATACGATCCTTCGGTATCTTTCAACCCAAGCCTTCCTTGGGAGGCTTCCGTTTCTTCGATCATAATGACCAATACGGGCAATGTGGACCTTGAGATAACCGCCTTCCCCGGATGGTTTGGAGGTGCTAATCTCCCATACACACTGGCCAAAGGAGCGAGCATAAACGTTTTGTTCAACCCCAATACATCATCTCAGGCGCGCACAGGGGTTATCGGAATGAGGTATCTGAATGCGAATACCGGGCAGTATGATGATTACAACGTTGAAGTTGCGCAAAGCGGTATTGCGTCTTACAATCCTTCTGTATCTTTCTCCGAGACGCTCCCGTGGAGTACATATGACGCACCGATAACAATGACCAATAACGGCAATGTCGATCTCGAGGTGATCTCTATACCGGATTGGTTCTTATACACAGGGGTCCCGCACGATCTTCCTCAAGGAGAAATTTTTGCATTCGGAATATCTCAAAATACGACGGGCGAGCTTCGTTCGGGAACCGTCGGAATGCGATACCAAAATGCAACGGGGCAATATGTGGATTACAATGTCGAGGTGTCGCAAAAGGGAACTAATACCCGTATGGTTATCATTGATGCTTCCATCGATCCGTCTTTGGCCGGGCAGGATGTAATTGCCAGTTTTGAAGTGGTAGGAGACGGGGCTACCGGAGAAGGTTCAGTGCAAATAGCCAATAACAATACTATCAGCCTTACATTCGAGCAGGTCTCGAGTTATCTCGGCATAGAAGGAATTGAGTACTGCAGCGGTGATACCCTCCGTGTGATGCTTCCGGACTATGGCTATTTAGGCGACGGGATCATCCCGGAGGAAACCGGGGATGTACATATTGTTTTGAAAAAATAAGCACCAAAAATATGGCAGAAGAATCAACACAGAGGCAAGTAATTCTCGACTTCGAGTTGGAGGCTACGCAGGCATTGAAGGATGCCGCCACCCTTCAGAACCGACTAAAAGAGTTACGGGAAGAGCAGAAATCCCTTGATACTACCACCGAGGAAGGGCGGCGAAAATATCAGCGTTATGCCGCTGAAATCAAGGTAACGAGCGCGCAGCTCCGTACAGCCCAGACACAGATCGCTAACACGATGAAAGCGCAGAATGCGATGTCTGGCGAGGTGGAAAAGCAGCGCGCCAAATTAGCTGCTTTGACCGCCGAATGGACGCGACTCAAGAAAGAGGATGCGGATTATGTAACCAAGAACGCCGCTCTGCAAAAGGCCATGGATGAGACCAACGCGGCCCTCAAAGCCGCGGAAGAAGCACATGGTGATCATCGTAGGAGCGTAGGAGATTATGCGAAAGCAACCGTTTCTCTTAAACAAGAGCTTCGGGGTTTGACCGAAGAGCTGATGCGCATGAGTGCCGCGGGGCAAACCGGATCGGAGGAGTTTAACACTTTGATGCAGCGCGCTCAGGAGTTGAAAGACGCGCAAACGGACGTTAACAGTGTTTTGTCAAAGGGTGCCGATGATACCGAGAAGAATATGCTTGCCATCGGGGATGCGGTGGGTGGCGTGATAGCCGCTTATGGGTTATACCAGACCGTCGTCGGAGGCAGTAACGAAGAGAATAAGGAAGCCAACCGGCTCATCAAGACCCTGACTATTGCCTATGGGGCTCTGACCATCGCCACCAAAGCATGGGTGGCTATTCAAAAGGAATCAGCCGTCTATGCGAATGCCGAGAATCTGCTTCGCAAGGTAGGTATCGACCGGGTGAAAATGCAGGCCAAGGCGGAGGCGGCCATGAATGTGGTCCGAGGAAAGGGTACGATTCTAACCAAGGCCAATGCGGCTGCTACTTGGCTGTGGAATGCGGCCCTCTCGGCCAATCCCATTGTCGTTGTCGTGGCGGGCGTCACGGCGCTGACCGCAGGATTGTACGGATTATCCAAGGCTTTCGGAGCTTCGGAACAAGCCGCTCGGGATGCCGCTACGGTTTTACAGGAATACAATACGCTTATAGAGGCAACCGATAAAACGTTGTCCGATATCGAAGAGAATCGCGCCCAGTCGGTTCATGACGCAGAGATTGCCGGTCGGAAGGAGGTCGATGACCTTAAAAACAACGGTGCGTCGAAGTTGCAGATACTTCAGGCGCAGCAAAAGAGTGAAGAGGCTGTTCGGGAAGCGGAGCGTGTGTCGCTTATTAAATCCAGCGTTGCGGCAAAAGAAGCTCTGAAAGACCTACATGACGAATGGGCGCGCTTGGATAACGCTTCCCGTCGTGCTACATCACCGGATGACCTCGATAAAATCAGGGAACAGCAAGAGCAAGTCAACGACAAAATCAAAGAGTATACCAAACTCCTCAATGAGTCAAAACGAGGGCTGGAAGCTCTGTCCCAGACGGAGATTGAATCCACGACCAAATACCGGGAGGAGGCCGCGAATATCGCCTATGAGTCCCGGCTGAAGCAGCTTGACCAGCAGAAGACGGTTAATGAATCGCTCATCAAGGCCGAAGCGGCATACCAATCGGAGGATTTCGCTATGCGCCAGCAATACGCCAAGCGGCTGAATGATCTCTCGACGAAAAATGAACTGGATCGACTAACCCTTTCACGTCAGTACGGTAAGATCACTGAAAGTGAATATCAGTCAGGGCTCGTTGCTTTGAGCAATGCGATGCAGGAATTCGCCAATAATCAGGCAAAGGAGGCTAATGCCTATTACGCTGCGCAGCGGGAAGGCATCCTGTCCATGTTTGATCAGACCGCTCAGGAGCAGATCGATAAGGTAAACGAGCGGTATGACAAGGCTCTCGAGCAACTAAAAAGTCAGAATATGCACGCTCCGGATGCTTCGGCCTATGCGGGAGGCACGGAGAATAAGGATTACCAAAAGGCTCAGAAAGAATACGAAGCCTTCCTTTACAAACGGGCAGAGATCGAGTACCGTTTGGAAAAACAGAAGCAGGAGGAGATAGCGGATATCGAGGAGAATAGCCTGCGCACGCGCGCTGAGAAGATAGAAACGACCATCTCCCGACAGTACGATGATGATCTTCGGAAGTATCAGGACAATGAGCGCAAGAAGACCGAAATAACCATTCAGCAACTCGAAGCCCAGAAGGCCGCCAAGAAAAAAGAAGGGTTGGATACTTATGACGAGGATGCTCAACTCATGGAGGCCCGTCGGCAGATGAATCAGATGAACCTCGACGCAGACCTTTTATCTGCCGGCGAGAACGCAAAGGCCAGATACGAAGCTCGCAAAGCGTATTTGGACAAAGAGATGTCTTTGGCAGCCGGGAATGTTGACCGGCAGAAAGAACTTAATGCCGAAGCGCTTCTCAACGAACAAGAATTTATGCAAGCCCGGATTGAGGCCGCAGAAAAATGGGCCAGCGCCTCGATGGAGCTCATGTCTTCGGTAAACGATCTGTTCAATGCTATCGACGAAGCGGAGTTGCAGGAATCTCAGGAGAAATACGACCGAGAATCAGAGATGCTTAAGGAGCAGTTGGATCAGGGATATATCACCCAAGAGGAATATGATAGAAAGCAGCAAGCTCTCGACAAAGATTTAGAGAAGGAGCAGAAGAAGATCGCCCGCCAGCAGGCCATCCGGGAGAAGGCGATGTCGATGTTCCAGATTGCGATCAACACGGCTTTGGGTATAATGAAGGCCGTGGCCGCATCTCCTCTTACGGGCGGTCTTCCGTGGTCGGCCATTGTAGGGGCAATGGGGGCCATCCAGCTTGCCGCAGTGGCTGCCCAGCCTATCCCGAAAGCTGCGCGCGGTCGCAAGATCAAAGGGCGGTCGCATGCTCAGGGAGGGGAGCTGGTGGTCGCCGAAGACGGCGAGATCATCATGAACAAACGCTCGGTATCGATGTTCGAGCCGCTGCTTTCCGAGATAAGTGTAGCCGGGGGAGGCGTTCCCTTTACGAACCACATTCCAGATGGGGGATATACGGCGCGCTGGGCGATGTCGAGTACGCTTTCCCGAGAAGATATCCGGGAAGCTATGGCGGACGCCGTGAAAGACGTGAAGATATATACGGCCATCGAGGATATCCGACGCGAAGATGGTAATTATACTACGGTCGAGACTCGGGGTACGATATAGTCGGCCACGAGAGCGATGAAGAGGGGCTAAAAGCCCCTCTTTTTGTTTTCCATTTTACGATCTTTTGTCAACTGTTTGCGGACTGTTTTACTCTATTGTCTTGATTCTTAATATCGTCTACTTTTGGTGGAAAGAGTATATCCGCTTATGATTGAAATAGAATTGCGCGGCGATATTGCCCGTCCTGAAGATGGGGTAATGCTCAAAATGATGGGCTTCGAAGATACCGTCTGTTCGGCAGAAAGCGTGCGCGCAGCGTTGCGATCCGCTCCGGATGATCCGGACGTTATGATCAACATAAATTCCTGTGGAGGATATGTGAGTGAAGGTCTCACGATCTACGACATTCTGCGCGCTTCAGGGAAGAATATCCACACTAACATCGTCGGCAAATGCCATTCAATGGCTGTCTGCATCTTGCTGGCCGCACCCTTCGAAAATCGCACGGCAAATCCGAATGCCCGGGCGCTTATCCACAAGGTGTATGCTTCGGGGTATGAGAACATGACTGCCGAAGATGCCCTTCAGCTCGCCAAGTATATCGCGCAGGATGAGGATGCCATCCTTAACATCTACGAGGAGCGCACCGGGCAGCCGCGGGATGTACTGGAGGCTTTGATGGGGGCTGAGGATATTCAGGATGCGCAGGCCCTTCTGAAGTACGGATTCATTTCAAAAATCAATTCTTATAACACCAACAAATTCAAACAAATGGCAAACAAATCAAACAAGATGTCTCGCTGTGATCGATTTCTGGCGAGCGCACGCAATTTTCTGGGCCTCGAAACCCGGAACTACGACTACACCGACGCCGACGGTAAGGTCCTCTTCTGGACCGAGGGCGATGATGACGAGGTGCTGAAGGTAGGCTCTATCGTTCGCATCGCCGATGGCTCGACCTCCGGAACGTTCACCCTTGGCGATGGCCGGAAGGTCACCATCGAGGACAACGTAGTCACGGACATCCGGGAGGCAGATGCTGAGAACGAGGCCCGCATCGAGGAGCTGGAAGGCTTGGTAAACGAAGGTGCTGCCGTCGTTCAGGAGCTGTCCAACCGCAATCGCTTCTTGGAGGCGGAAAACAAACGCCTGTCATCGGAACTCGACAGCATCCGTAGCAACGGTCAGCCCCGCAACCGTCTCTCTGCGCCGGGCGCCCGGGCAAACGGACAACTGTCGGTGGACGAGCTGAAGAACCGCGCCCGCGAGAACCGCGAGGCATTCCGCGGTAAGTCGAATCCTAAAAACTAAGCGATCATGGCAGGAATCTTAAACATGCAAAACTTCACCTTCTGCGGTGAAGTCATCCGCGCCGTCAACGAGCTGCTTTTCGACGAAACGATCAAAAGTCCCGAGATCGGTTCCATTCATCAGGTTTGGACCGGAGTCGTAACGGACAAAGAGGTCGGCTACATCGGCAAAGGCGGCATCATCGGCGTGCCTACGACGGGATGCGACCCCGAGCCGCAGGCATGGGGCATCTCGACCCGCAAAGTGAAATGGGTACCCAAGATGTGGGAGTTTCTCATCGCCGCCTGTTGGACCGATCTCGAAAACGCCGCTTCGGTCTACTCGCTGAAGACCGGCAAAGACATTCCCGACTTCACGGATTCGGACTATATGGCAATCGTTGTCGAGGTGCTCGGCGATTCGCTGCTCGACATGATGTGGCGGTGGATATGGTTCAACGACACTGCGGCCAAGAACGTATCCGATTCGGGTGTGATCACCAACGGGCTCGACCTGAAACACTTCACGTTGATCGACGGCCTCTGGAAACAGATTTACGCCGAGATTGGCGGCGACGGTGCGGCCCAGCACACGGCGACGATCACCGAGAACGCCGGCGCCTCCTATGAGGCTCAGACGCTCAACCCGGAAAACGTTATCGGCTATCTCCAGAAGGTTGTCATGGGAGCGCCTTTGCTGCTGCGGCGCCAGCGTGATAAGGAGCTGCTGGTTACGCAGTCGGTTTACGATGCCTATCAGATCGCCCTCGAGGGTCTCGGACTGTCGGAGACTTACCGCAACCTCGTGGATGGGCAGGCGACGCTTTCCTACAACGGAATTCCGCTTCATCCGCTGCCTGTCTGGGACGAGATGATCGCCGAATACGAGAACACCGGAGTGAAACTGCACGATCCGCACCGCATTCTCTTCACGACGAAGGGAACGCTCGCTGTCGGCGTGGACTCCGAGAACTCCTATCAGGATTTCAACACTTGGTATGACCGCGATTCTCGCAAGGTCAAGATGGAGGGCTTCGGCCGCATCGACGCCAAGTTGGCGAATCCGGCCATGTTCTCTCTGGGTATCTAACCTTCAAAACGATCACTATGGATTGTAGCAAAATCACCGCGGGATTCATCGTCGCAGATTGCGACGGTCCCGCAATCGCAGGTACCGCGGGGCGGGTCATTCTCGTGAGTTACTCGGATATCGACCGTGCAAAATCGACAGTGACGGATTACGTCATTTCGACCATTGTGCTGAAGTCGGGCGCCAAAGCTTACGAGGTGGATTCGCTTCCGAACGCTGTGGTTGGCGATGCGCCCCTCACGGCGGGAACCTATGTCTCCACGTTCCAGCACACCCTCACGGTTCGCATCTTCAAGAAGAGCGAAGCAGCCAAAAAGTTCGTCAACCAGTTACCTACGGCGCGCGTTATTGCCATTGTGGAGAATAACGAACGCGGCAACAAGGGCGAGGTGAAATACGAGGTGTACGGATGGAACAGCGGTCTGATCATGACGGAGCTCGCTGCAAGTACCGAGATGACCGATAACGTGGCCTACCAGATCGGCCTCGGTAGTTCGAGTGTAGCACAGGAGAAATCTCTTCCGATGAGCTTCTTCAATACGGACGAAGAGACCACGGACGAAGCCGTGGAAGCACTTTTAGGTTCTCCGGCTGCATAGCATGAAACCGGTCGAACATCTTCAACGCTTTCAAGCCGAGTATCGGGGGCTTGCCAACAACCGGCAAGCCTTCGATACGAAGCGGGCGTCAGACCCGGCATTTGCCGCCGAGATAGAATCGCTCTACGGTTATTTTATCGGCACATTCCGTCGCTATTGCGGCAACTGCTGGCATGACGCCTTTATACAACTTTTAACACTAAAAAACATGGACAATAAATCGCAATTCAAAGTGCGTTCCGGCACTTTGCTGCACGATCCCGTCAATCAGGACGTGCGATATATGCTCACCCCACGCCGACTGGCCCAGATGGGCGATGAATTGGCCCTGCGTCACTTGGCCCACAATCCGAACGCTATCAATTACTTCGAAAAGCCGCTGCCGGCAGACCTCGACAAGATGATTGAGGAATATCGGGCGCGCGAGGAGGAGTCCGCACCTGCCGAAATGCCGAAAGAGGGCTCTACGACATCTGCTGTAGCGGCAAAGAAAATCCCCAAGAAGAAGGTTTCGAAAGCTACCGAACGCAAGGGGACTCCTCGCACCAAAGCGCAGGGGGCTGATAAGGCAGAGGAGGCATCGGCAAAGGTGGAGGAGGAGTCCGCACCTGCCGAAATGCCGAAAGAGGCAGATGCTCCCGTAAAGGAGTAGGTTACATGGTGGTCGGCGAGTCCGATGCGGGTTCGATTCCCGCTATACCACAAAAAACGACTGGATAATGAAGGCAATCGACATAAAATCAGCGCGTCCGTTTCAGACCCGTAATGACAAATCGCTGGGCATTCAAACCTATGGCGAAGAAAATAATTTCCCGCAGCTTGTTTCGAAAATAATAGGAGCAAGCTGTACGGGAAAAAGTTGTCTGAAGGTGTACTACGACTTTGTTTACGGCCAAGGATTTAATGACGATAGCCTTCAATCGCTTGTGGTGAACCGACGGCGGGAAACGTTGGGAAAAGTCCTCAAATCCGTGTCGGCTGATTTGACGAAGTATAATGGATTCGTACTTCATGTCAACTACAATGCGATGTGTCAGATCGTGGAGTTATACCACGGACCCTTCGAGCACTACCGATTCGAGAAGGTTGATACGGAAACAGGACACTTTTCGAAGATCGCCGAACATGATGACTGGGCGCGGGAGTTTGAAGGCATCAAGCGCTTTCGGAAACAGGATATTGTATTCTACGATCTGTTCGATCCGCGACCAGAGGCGATCCGGGCGCAGGTCGAAGCTGCAGGAGGGTGGGAGAATTACAGAGGACAGATTCTATACTATTCAGGCGATGGCGATTTGGTCTATCCGGTGCCCATTTATGAGCCAGAACTGACCGACATGCGGACCGAAGAGGGATTAGCGAATGTGACGGGGCGAAATGTTAACAACAATTTCCTGACCGCCGGCGCTTTGGTCGATGTATGCAACGAATCGGAGAGTGAAGCGGAGGCTGAACTGACGAAAAAAACGATCCGCGAGTTTCAAGGTGATGATAAGGCCGGCCAAATGCTCTACTTGCAGGTCAGGAGCAAGGATGAAATACCTGTTTTCATGTCTTTTTCCGGGGAGAATTACGATAAGGCGTTCAGCGTGACACAGGATAACGTACCCAACAACATCGGCCGCGTATTCAATCAGCCTCCGATTCTGCGGGCGCAGGATGTCGGGGCGAATTTCGGCGCTGATCTGATGGTCAATGCCTATAATTACTACAATACGAAAACCTCGGGCGAACGTCAAACGCTTGAAGAAACTTTCGCCGAAATATTCCGGTTATGGCCGGAGCCGGTGGTGTCCGATTTTTCCATCCGTCCGCTTTCCTATGTGGCCGGACAGTCGCTTTTGGCTCGGCTGGGACAGTCGGCGGTTGATAAGATTTACGAGATTGTGAAGGATACGGCTATTGACGATCTGAAAAAGAAATCGATGCTTCGGTTGGGTTATGATCTGACCCCTGAAGAGGTGGATGAACTTGTCCCGAACACTCAAAATTTGGCAAAATGATAACTTCGGTAGATTGTATGCGGCGTGTTCGGCCCATTGCGCAGAATATCGACGGCCTGAACCGCATTGAACCTTATATTCAAGAGGCGGAAAAGCTCAATATCCTGCCGCAGATAGGCGCATCTGTTTACCGGTGGTTGGATGAAACCGATTTTAGCGGTAACGGGCCGTGGACTTTCGTCACAACTTCAGGACGACAGGTTATCGTAACCAAGAATCAGTACGAGGCCATTCTTTTTGGCGGTTATTACGAGTCCGATTGTGAAAGTGGACATTCGATGGGGCTTGTTGCTGCCGCATCCTACTACGCCTATTCGCGTGCCGTATTGGATAATCAGGTCAACGTAACGAGCTTCGGCGTGGTTCGGAAGCGTAGCGAGTTCAGTGATCCGGTGGATGCAACGACCCTGATCCAAGTATCTCGAGAGGCCAAGAAACTCGGCGACGAGGTGACGCGCGAGGTAGTAGCCATGCTGAAAGCGATGGGAATAGTTGAATGTGATGCGAAACCCAAGCGGGTGATGCGGTATATGGCTGTCGGATGCAAAAAAATGTGACTATGATAGCGAAGATAAAACAAGGCAACAGCATTCCCGTGAAATTTACGGTGATGGAAAATGGCGAACAGAGGGATATGAGCGGAGCTACCGATCTGGCATGGAAGATTCAGCACGCCGAATATGGATGTCGTCGGATGCCCGACCTGACCGTATTAGGAGGAAGCAACCCATACACGGTGGTAGTGAAAACAACGCCAAGCAGCCCGCTCGGGATATACTTCCTTTCATTGTCTTATGCCATTGATGGCGAGATGCGATCGGTGGACGCCGTCGCATTCGAGTTAATCGAGCATTCGTCGAAGTGCGGTTGTCAGGACCCGGACAAGGCCATTTGTCTTGTGGCCGATACTTGCATCGGGGCTCAGGGTCCTGCTGGTACAATCGAAGAAGTCACTGCTTCAATAGATGATAAAACCGGAACCCCAAGCGTAGCGGTTGATCTGGGAGGCACCCCTGAAAAGCGGACCATAGACTTCAAGTTCTCGAGACTGAAAGGCGAAACACCCGAAATTACGGCTGATGAGAAGGGGAACATCTATTCCGACGGGGAGTTGGTGACGGGTGTTGTAGCAGAGGCGGTCGCCAAAGCCGACACCTCCGCCGGAAACGCGGACGAGCAGGCGGACCGGGCGAAGGCTCTGGCCGACCATCCCCCGAAGATCGTGGATGTCGAGGGCCTCAAATACTGGGCTTTCTGGGACGAGACATCCAAAGACTATGTGACCTCTGAGTACCGCGCCGAAGGCGGCGCCATCATGCCGATCTTCTGGGTCGATCCCGAGACGCTGATTGCGTATGTGACCTACCAGAACGGCTACGAAGGAGCGAAATTCAAGCTCGAAAACGGAATTCTTTATGCCATAACAACTGTAGAAGAATGAAAGAAGTAACCAACGCCTTAGGCCCCACGGGTATTGTTCCCGCGGGTAATTATGACCCTGAAAAAACGTATCGCTTCCTCGAAATGGTCTACGCGGCTCCCTCGTCGTATGTCTCCAAGAAAGACAACAACGTAGGCCATCCCGTGACCGATACGGAGTGGTGGCAGTTGTCCCTTGACGGTTCGCAGTCTGAGGCTGCTGCGGAAGCCGCCCGGGAAGCCGCCAATAAAGCCAATGCCGCCGCGGAAGCTGCCGCCCCGACCATCGAGGAGATTGAAGGCTCTACGGCCACCATCGATGTCCAGCCCAACCACATCTACAAGTGCGGCGAACTGACCTCGCTGAAGATTCAGTCTGTCGTGGATTCCCCGCAGGTCGCCGAGGTGATCTTCCAGTCAGGAGCCACTGCGACGGAACTGTCCCTGCCCGACACGCTGGCCGACGTAACCGGCTGGCAGATTCCCCAGCCCAACAAGACCTACAAGATATTTTTCCAGTCGAACACGGCCACCATCAACGAATAGCCTATGAACACGCTTCTTTTAGAGCATTTGGCCGCTGTTTCGAAGATCGCCGCCTACCGGCAGGCCCGGGAGCATCAGGAGGGCGTGGACGCATCGCAAGGGTATCTGACGACCAACGCCGCGGGGGTTTTATTCGAAGGGCCTCGGACTTTCGTATGTCACTTCAAATACGAGGTCAGCAGCCGACTACAGGGAATTGCGGGATTCACCGTCCCCATGATGGCCCTTGAGATCGCCCCCTCGACGAATCTGCTTCGCTTCTACTGCGGCACTACCAGTGCAACAGCACCCATTGTTCCGGGGAATAACTATCAAGCCGTTATTTCCTACGATGGCACTACGGCCGTATGTTACCTGAACGGATCGGAGGCAGCGCGTTTCACCGTCGCGGGGTACGCCGTCACGAATGTATTCCGCATCGGGAATCCCTCATACCCACCGGTGGGACCCGTGTACTCGTCCAGCCACTTCAACTACGCTCTTTCTGCGGCGGAGGTTTCGGCGCTGTGGAACAACGGCGATCCGGCGGGGTATGTGCTGCCGGGATACGCTCGTAAAATGGATAAAAGCGTAGAGTTAGGGCCTGTCTCTTCGTGGACCTTGAGGGGAGATGTTACTTTTGATTCCGCCACCGAGGAGTTTCATTTGGTATCGGATGGAGCTTTAACCACAATTATTCCGGTAGATATCTCTAACACTCGGTTAATTCGAACCGATTGCATTTACCAAATCAGGTTTAAAATCAAGGGGAGCGGTATTATCACTATTCTCGATGGTAGTAATCCTCGACCGGAATATCCATTTAGGAACATCACTGCTACTGATGAGTATGTACAACACACGGTTCTGACATCGTTTGCTGGCTCTGACACCGTCGTTTTCAAGCGCCAGTCCGCCTGCGATGTATACATTAAGGACATTAGTATTTCCATTGTTGGCTGCATTGCCGAATATCTGCCGCAGAACCTTGTCGTCGATAAGGACGGTGTCGTTTCGTCATGGCTCGACTCGGCCAAACAACTCCCGCTGAACGACGAATACCTGCCGCCTCTGCTGGAGCCCATTGTGATTGGCGATGCGAGACCCATACGCATTATGGGCGAGAATTCCTATACATGGACGGGAGCGGATGACAGTGTGTATACGAAGATTTTGGATACATCCAGACCATCCGTTTATGGAGTGATTTATAAAATAAATGTAACTGTTTCAAATTATGAAGCAGGCGCTCCATATCTAAGTGTAACGGGTGGATATGGCTCTGTAAATATCCCTGCAAAAAACGGGACTTTCGACGTTATCGCACTCTGCGACGACAACCGTTCACATGTATTCGCCTATTACGGTGGCTACCAAAATACCGACCGTCGTTTAACCATCACGATAAACAGCATCGAGCCTGTTGTAGAACGAGGTTATGACCTGACCGCGAACGGAACTCCGGAAATCATCTACAAATAAATACCATGAACACTTACGCAAAACTTATCAACGGCCAGCCCGAATGGGCTCCGAACATCATCAAAACCGACGGCTATACCGTCTCCAACCCCGGCCCCGACATCCTGCGTCCGATGGGCTACAAGGAGGTGATCTACGACGAGCAACCCCAACCCGAGGAGCCGCTGAAGTCCTACCGGCCTGTCTATACCGAGGAAACGGATCACATCCGGGTTAGCTGGGAGGAATACACTCCGGAGCCGGAACCAATGCCTGCTCCCGAACAACTCCGCGAGGAAGCCTATCGTGCCGAGGCGGACCAATACCTTTTGGCCTATGAAGGATATCTGGTCGAAGGCAGAACCCAAGAAGCCGAGGAGCAAAAGACACTCTATCTGGCCGCGAAAGCCAAGATCAGGGAGAGGTATCCGGACGATAACACCAAATAATCCGCAATCGTGTTTGATGTACTCATTGAATTATTAGGCGTCGAAGCCCTCGTTTTGCGTCGAGCAGCGTTGCTGGAGATCATCATTTGGATCGTGATGTTCGTGGCCGTTATGGTCGATATGCGCACGGGAATCCGAAAAGCGAAGGCTCTGCATCTTCCGATCGATTCACACGGTTTGCGCCGCACGTTCACCAAGTTCGGGGACTACGGAAAGGTCACGGCGCTGTTCATGTGTATCGACGTGCTGGGATTGGTTTTCGGACTATATCTACTTCCATACGCCTCGGGAGTGGCCGCGGTGATTGCCGTGGCTATCGAAGGGTGGAGCGTCCGCGAGAACCTCCGGGCGGCGCGGTCCTCGGCGGCCAAGATTCCCGACCTGATAGCGAAAATGGCCGGGACGCAGGACCCAAAAGAAATCCTGAATCTTTTGCGAAGCCTCGATGACGCCCGGACCGCCGCGAAAACAAAGAAAGACAATAATCAAAAAACTGAATTATGAAAAAGACAACCAAAATCACACTTATCGCAGCGGCCGCAGCGGTGGCCGGCATCGTACTGTTCAACCTGCTGCCCGAGGGCATCCGCATCTCCTCGATGATCTCCGCCGGGGTAGGGCTGGTAGCCGGTGTCATCCTCAAGGCATGGTGGGACTATAAAACGAAGTAGCTATGACGCGAGGACTGAGAAACAACAACCCGCTGAACATCGAGAAATCGAAAGGCGGCAACCCTTGGCAGGGCGAGATCGTGCCGTCGAAAGACAGCCGATTCGCGCAATTCAGGACGATGACCTACGGTTACCGGGCGGCTTTCAAGCTGCTGAACAACTACCAGCGCAACTACGGTCTGGACACGATCCGCAAGATGATCAACCGGTGGGCGCCCAGCAATGAGAACCACACGGACGCCTATGTCCGCACGGTCTCGGAGCGATCGGGCGTACCCGCCGACAGCCGGATCACCACGACCAATCGGGATGTGATGGTTCCCATCGTTGCGGCAATGTCGTTTGTGGAGAACGGCGTCGAAGCCAAGATGCTCGACGTGCAGGCGGGATGGGATTTGTTCATCAAAGGATGAGAACCTTCCGAACCATACTCTGTATTGCGGCTCTGTTCTTCGCCGGCTGGTGGCTGGGCCGCCGGTCGGTGGATATCAGAACCGAAATACATGTAGACACCGTGTTCTATGAACGCCCGAAGCCGTTTCATGTTTCAGACCAAACGATATCGGTGAATGTGCCGAAATGGTTGTTTGCGCGCGATACCGTATATGAAACCGTGGTAGTTTCCGAAACGGACAGCGTTCAGGTCGAAGCGCCGGTGCGAACACTTGAGTACCGCGACTCGACTTACTACGCCCGCGTGGTCGGCCCGGTTGTCGGAAGCCTTGTGCCCCGGCTGGACTGGATCGAGACCTATGACCGGACCATTACCCGAACCGTTACAAAACGTAACCGGTTCGCCGTGACGGTTGGAGCCGGGGTAGGATATACTCCTCAGGGATTTCAGCCGACGATAGGGATGGGCGTCGGAGTTATTTTATGGCAATGGTAGATTATGAAGAAGATCGGACTTTATCTTTGGCAGTTGCCTCAAAACCTGATCGGCCTCGTGTACATGGTATACTGCCGAGACCGGGTGAAAGTCACCAAACAGCGCGGAGCGGTATTCTACGCGACGAAGCACGTCCGGGGTGGCGTGACACTTGGACGGTACGTTTTTATCTCCCCGGCGAACATTGACCGCGAGCCCGTATTCGATCACGAGTTCGGCCATGTCCGGCAATCCCGCATCTTCGGTCCGCTATGGCTGTTCGTCGTGGCTATTCCCAGCGGTTTGCACTGCTTGTTCTGCCGGGCGGAGAACTACTACCACTTTTACACGGAGAGCTGGGCAAATCGCCTCGGAGGTATTCCAGACTACAAGGGGGAATATCACTACCACATGGATGGATTCATCATTACATGTTGGGATAAACTCGTCGCGATTCGGGCCAAATATCTCCAATAAGAAAATCCCTCGGCACTGCCGAGGGATTTCATTTCTGTTATTGTTCTGGTATAGCCTGCATCTTTTTCGATATGAAGTCGATCACTTTGCGATTGGCTTCATCGACTTTTTTCCGGTTCCGGTTGATGTAGATATTCGTCACACGGTTTCCGGAGGAGTGCCCCAGTGCCATCGAAATCGTTTCGTCTGGAATGTCTAACTCTGCGGCGATGGTAGCCCAAGTATGCCGGGCCCAGTAGATCGAGAGATTCGGAAATAGCGGTACCCGGTGCTTCTTCCCTCCGAGTCCTTTCCTTTCGACTGTTCCAATCGATTTTAAGTTGTTGTTCATGCGGTGCGCAAAGTCCTTGTAATCCCGGTATGTGTCGAGTACGTCGAGAAGATGCTTTTCCCCTCGGTATCGGTTTATGATTTCCTGCGCTTCGGGTTCTACCTTGATAGAAAATAGATGCCCGGTTTTGGAACGACGATACTCTATGCGGCCATCGATAATTTCCGTCAAGGAAAACAGATCGATGGGGTTGATGCCGAGCAAATAGAAGGTCAACAAAAATAAATCTCGATACTTTCTTTGGTGAGGTTCGCATTCATAGTCGCGGAGCGTGCGTAATGCTTCGACCGATAACGAGCGCTTGGCTGTTTCTTCCTGCTTAATCTTGAACCGGCGGAAAGGGTAGAGCGTGGTCAATTCCTCGTCGATTGCCGCATTTACAACAGCCCGAATGTTTCGGAAATGAATTGCTATGCCATTGGTCTTGAGTTGGCGGACCCCTTCGATGGCTTTTCCCTTACTGTCGAGGTGTTGAGTTTTCAGATAACGTTCGAACCGATTAAGCCAATCAAGCGTTATATCCTCAAAGCTCCAATCGCCGGTCCAGCCTGATACCTCCGCGAATCGGTTGATCTTGGATAAAGTGTGGCGATATGTATTGGCGGTGTTCTCCCGGTCCTTCCGGTCGATAAATTGTGCGAAGAATTTGCCGAATGTCATTGCATCCGGGTCTTTGTATTCGCACCCGTCAAGTTGGGCCTGTACACGGGCGCGAATTTCCGAGGTCGTGAGTTGCAGGCCAACCGAAAGTTGTACGGTCAGTAGAGCTTCTTCTACATTGGTACGGCCAACGCGCAAGATGCGGTTCATCTTGTCCCGCTGAGGAGCCTTTACGACCTCGTATCCGTCCCACCATTCCTCGGGAATAGATAGGCCGGTTTTGATGTTGAAGTTCCTGCGTCCGGGTAGGTTTACCCGATAGTAGAGAGGATACTTTCCTGATACGCTTTTGTAGCGCATGTCATAATAAATACTAACGGTAGCCATGGTGTAAAATGGGTTTAAAATTTGCACGCAATTTTGCACTTACCTGCTCCAAAAGGCCGTCTAAAAGCACTATTTTGCACCTTTTTTGCAGGGAACTACGGTAGTATGAACGGGTATATACACAAAAAAAGGTCTAAAAAGAGTTTTGTAATGTACTCATTTTAAACCTTTTACTACTCGTAGCGGGTCCGAGACTTGAACTCGGGACCTCATGATTATGAATCATGCGCTCTAACCAGCTGAGCTAACCCGCCATTGCTGAAAGCGAGTGCAAAGG